GGCAAGATGCGTCCGTCCTCCAGCTTGACAGCGTAAGTAAATACTACTTCCGGCTGTTTCTGTGGAGATTGAGCCTGTGTTTGTCCACCAGATACGTAAGTTGGTGGCGTGACATTGCCGGCCATATACTCCTTAATCCGCTTGATAAAGTAGGACTTCGTAGCTTCTCTGCCGCCATGAATCTCTACAGATCTGTGAGGGCATGATGTGGCATACACCTCCTGGTG